GCGAAAAATGATAAGATTATTATAAGTGAAATTTTTTCTTGCACATTATAAATGTAATACAAGAGAGGCATTTTGTCAAATGGTTTTTAACAGTTTTGTAGGGAAAGTAAAAAACCAAGGGCAGTTATCATGACCCCTAAATGAAAACCGAGAGAAAAATAAAATAAATTACTCTTCTCTCGGCTTCGGTTTTGTATCACTGGGCTATGTGACCTAAAGGTGTGTATTACTTTTTAGATTCTTTTAAGAGTCTGTTTATGACTTTTTTATAAATTTGTTTTTTAAGATTTTCAAGTTGAATTTCTTTTTCTTCAACAATATTGATATCAAGATTGGAAAGAGCCGCTTCATAAAGATTCTCTTCTTCTTCCATCATATCGTAACGCATTCCTGGTTCTTCCTCCATTTCAGCGTCCATCTCCATTTCTTCGCCGCCTTCATCAGCAGCCATATCCATGTCCATTTCAGGTTCTTCAGCGGGCTCTTCTTCGCCGCCCATAGCTGAACGTAGTTTGTCGGCGAGAGCGATAATATCACGCGCCTCGTCATCAGTAAGAGTTACTTCGTCTTCTGCTGCTTCCGCATCGTCCATGGCGTCCATGGCATCGTCCATCTTGTCTTCAGCGTCATCCATAGAGTCCATTGCGCCTTCCATTTCTTCCGCTGCTTCTTCTTCGTTTACGTAGGCTTTGTCGCCTTTCTTTTCACCGCGACCACCTTCATCATCTTTAAGCTCGTCGTCTTTTTTTGTCCCTTCTTCGACTGTTTCTTCTTCTACAGATTCAGAAAGAGGGCTATATTTGCTAGAAATAAATGAATCCGAAAGAGAGTCTACGCTCGCTAGCTTCATCATTCTACGAATTGTATTTTCGTTTAATAGATTTTTGTTTTTTGACATTTTTAATATCTCCTTTAGGTCATGTAAAAAATAATACAAAATAAATAGTGTTTAAACTATTAAAATGACTATTCTAAAATGTTTAAGGAGGATTTTCCACGTATTTTCATCTTTTTTAACGCAGAATTTTCAATTTGTTTAATTCTGGAGGGTGTAAGCTTTAATCTCTTGCCCACTTCTTGTAAAATCATTTTATTGTTTTTATGTATAGCAACCGCAGTGCAATTTAAATCCTCGCCATATTCAATCCAAAGTCTACATTCTTTATTTGGGCACTCCACACTGTGCTTTTGACAAAGTTCATAACATTTCATAATTCAGGGTGCTCGCTTTCAAGAATATCAAAAATATTTTCTACTTCGTCATCATCGAGGGCAAAAAGATTCTTGGTTTGTTTAGCTTTTTCAACACCTTTCAAAACTTTCTTTCTTTGCTGTTTGTTATGAATACCATTGCTCTCTTTAAAAGTATTTAAAAAATTCACCATATCTTCATTCTTATCAAGATATCCTGACATAACGGCACGGAAAAAGTTTGCCTGTGTTAAGCCATCGTACTGTAGTCTTACTTTAAAATCTTCTTTTTGTCTTTCAGAAACAGTAAAAATAATCTTTTTATTCTTAGATTCCATTACCTCTCCATGGTTCCCACTCTTGGACCACCGACCCACTTAAACCTGGTTCTATCAAAAACCACGACCGCAGAAGGGAACGGGGCAGAATTAGGAGAGTTTCCAAACTTTAATCTACCCTTTACAAAATAGATACTGTCTGCCTCTTCCATAATATAATCGTGCCAATAGCGTGTGTCAGTTCGTGCTGGAATAAGCATAACGACTACCGTACCATTATTAACAGATTCGTCGTGTGCTTTTTTAACCCAATCTTTAATTTTTCCATAAGGAGGATTAACAAAGACAGTTTCATTTTTCCAACTTCTAGATAAGCCGTCATCTTCTAAAGTATAATATCTTTCACACTTTGCGGAATGAGGTGTGCTACAGGGGTCTAAAGTAAATTTATACATTTTATTTAATTTATTAAAAAAGCTCTGCGGTGTTTCCCACTCATCAGACTTTGAGCTAAACATTACTTTTTGAGTTTGTATATTCATCTTTTATCTCGTCGATTAAACCTTTTGCTTTGTTCCAACATTCAGGACAATAAAGCCTAACCTCTTCTTTTTGGCGATTGACTACAACATTCCAAGTCATCACCATCTCTTTATTCTTTTTATCAAATTTTTTATTACATGTCAAGCACATATCAGGAATTTTATTGAATAATCCCACCTTTTTACTAAAATCTTTTTTAGAATTTTTATGTGTTTCACGTTTTATTTTTCTTTTTAAGTTCATATTATTTATTAAACAAAATATGAGTTGCGCTTTCTGTAATACCAGACGAAGTTTGTCTCATAAATTGTGATTTTTCCCACAACTCTTTAATGTTTCTTGCCCCTGTATATGAAAATCCTGAACGGATACCGATGGTTAAATCTTCCATAATATTCTCAACGGAACCTTTGTAGGAAATTGTCGTAGATATACCCTCTCGTGATGAGACTGTTCCTTTCCACTTCATTTGTGCTTCGGAAGAAGCCATGCCTTGATATATTTTTACTTTTCCGTTTTCAGAGTCATACACTTTACCTGGTGATTCATCCGTGCCTGCGAGTAGGGAGCCGAGCATCACAAAATCTGCTCCGGCAGCTAGCGCTTTTACGATGTCGCCAGAAGTTTTTATTCCACCATCAGCAATTAAAAGTGTTCGACTGTCTTTTTTAGCCTTAGAGCAATCCGCCACAGCTTGTAAGCCAGGAACGCCATGTCCTGTTTTAATTCTTGTGGAGCAAATACTTCCACCACCGATTCCAACCTTGATGCTATCAGCACCCCAGTTAGATAAGTCACTAAATGCTATTGGTGTTGCCACATTTCCAACCATAAAATGAACGTTATCAAAGTCTCTTTTTAGTGAAAATAAAGCTTCTTTTGTTAGTATGTGATGAGCATGAGCAATGTCCAAGCATATAATTTCAACTCCATTTTTTATTAATTCTTGGGCTCTTTCATAGTAGTCTCCCGTTACTCCAACGGCAGCACCCACACAGGCACCTTTGGTAGTGCGCTTCTTTTTTAGTACATCCTTAGCTATTTTAACTTGCTCAGGGATAGTGTTATACCTGTGTATAATTCCTAAACCGCCACAGCCGTACATAGACTTCGCCATATTAGCCTCGGTGACCGTATCCATCGGGGCAGAAATAATTGGGGTGGGAAAATATTGACCCGCAAGACTGTTGCCAATATTTACTTCACTGCGAGATCTTATATCACTATATTGGGGCTTTAGTAGTGTATCGTTATAAGTTAATCCAAGTCTCATTTACTTTCCTTTCTTATCTGTTGAGCCCAATGCTCCATCTCCTCGATCAGAAATGGTAATGGGATACCAATTGTACAAATTTCCAGCACCATTTTCTACCGCACGAAAATGAATAACGGGGGTCATAATAGCTTGAGCAATTTTCTCACCAGGCTTAATAACTTGTGATTTTTTCCCGATATTGTGAAGATTAACAAACACTTCACCATCATATCCAGAATCAACTACGCAAGCTCCCACAACAAGTGACCTCTTATAAGCAACACTTGAGCGGTTTTTAATTTCCAACATATAACCATGTGGAACACCAAAGCGATAACCGGTTGAAAATAGCTTACTTTCTCCCGGCTCTAATAAAACTGAATCTCTTTCCTCATCAACAAAAGGAAGTGCCCCTTTCGGTTCGGGATTAAAAAATAAATCTAGTCCCGCATCTGATGGATTTGCTCTTTGTGGAGGAATTACATTACCTCTTACTCTCGCATATTCTATAATCATTATTTAACCTTTTTTTGCTTTGTTATGTTTTGAATGTAGTCAGCATCTTGGAAGATAAGCCAACTCCTCAATAGCCTTCCTGTGGCGGGACCGTCTTCATGTGTATTCCACCATCGAACTTTCCATCCAGCCTTTTCATAAGATCTTATTATCGATCCATCATTTTCCAATAAATCAGACCATTCCGACTTAACATCAATTTCAATACCTTTTATTGTTCTTGCCATTTTCATATCTCTTTTAATAATGACATTTATTTCTGTAATAATTTTTTCTTTTAGTTCTTTACTCATCGGAAATCCCTCTCACAATAATAAACAAATAGATGGTCACCTGATACAGCATCAATCATGTAAGCACTATCCTTAATTTTTAAATTCCTTCTCCCCAGCCTGTTAGCGTATTCGCTCGCTCGTTGTATCAGGTATTCAGTTATTGTGTCTTTTGCTTCATACTCAACTTCGTCATCGGCAATGATTAAACGAAATACTTCTAATGTCTCTTCCTCATTATTCATAATATTATCCTATCATCTTAAAGTTAAAAACTCCCCGACAGGAGAATCCCCAAGTCTCATCATAATCCAGTTTTGCAACATATGGTCTATTAACGAAAATCTCATCTCCCGGTCTTACGCCCCAGCATTTAATTTTGGTGGATTGGGAAGAATCATCGATAACATCAACAATCCAATAATCTTTCCCACCTCTAGTTTTTTTAGGTATAATCACACGAGGAATAAACCAAGCAAGCTTTAGCGCTGGATCATATTTACTAATCTGATTTACCTGATGGAAGTTTAACCTTTCTTTAACCTTATTGTCAAGAACTAAATCAAAAGGAAAAAGACCCGTCAATTCTATAATATTTTTTACCTTCTCTTCGTGTGAAAAGTCTGCTTCACTACCATATTCTTTAATGTTTTCTTCAAGTTTTTTAGCTGTTTTTGGTCTATTGTCCGCAACTGACAACCAAAGGTGTCGGCAGTGTTTGAACCTGTCATCGACAATAGAATCACAAGCACCAGAACGAACAAGAACATCCAACGCTTTTTTATTAAGCTTTGCATAAGCAATGTTTTCGTTAAATAATAGCTCTTCAAAAGATTTAAACGGACGATGCTCAATGATTTGCTCCATAGCCTTTTCTCCCAATCCCTTGATTGATGTTAGAGGTTGTAAAAGTTTGCCAGTCTTCGATATTTGCCAAGACTTGCCAGATTTATTGATATCTACTTCCTCAATATCGTAACCCATATTTTTTACAATATTTAAAGCTTTTTCTTTGCGAACATCTGGTTCTTTATTTAAGAAAGAAGCCAGCCATTCAGAAGGGTAATAGTTCAGCAACCAGGCGCACTGAAAAGACAACATGCTATATCCAACAGCGTGTGATTTGTTAAAGCCATATCCTGAAAAGTATTCAAAAGTCTGCCATAGTTTCTCAGCGTCATTCTTTGATATTCCTTTTTCTTTACATCCAACGATAAACTTGTCGTGAATTTTAATCTTTGTTTCGTTACCTTTTCCTGTTCCTTTTTTAGTTAAGAGTTTACGAAGAAGATTACCTTCATCAAGTGAAACATCTTTACCAAGTCGATGAGCAAGAATAGCAATCTGCTCTTGAAAAATAAGAAAGCCATAAGTTTCTTGCGTAACCTTCTCAACGATTGGATGTAAATATTTAATATATTGTGGGTTCTCTTTAGCCTCCACATAATCCTTATCTACGCCAGCAGACAATGGTCCTGGTCGGAAGATGGATGTAATCGCAGCGATATCAATTAAGCTTGTTGGTTTTGCTTTCTGGCAGAACTTTTGTGCTCCAACTTCTGTAAACTGGAAGACACCAGCCCAACGACCATCATGGAATATGTTTTTAAAAACATCACTATCCCTTACATCCAAAACGTTTGGGTGTAGCTTTTCATCATAGAACTTTTTAACATCCGAGAACTCTGGATTTTCTACACCATAATGTCTCTTGAGGATAAGCGCAACAGCATCTTCAATCATGCGAAGAGTTCCAAGACCCAAGATATCAAACTTAATAAAACCCATTGGCTCAAGATGTCTTACGTTTTGACCTTCAGTCCAAGGAGTTTGTCTAACCCCTCCAGAATAAATTAGGGGCATATATTTATCAAGGTTCTCGCCAATAACAACGCCACCTGCGTGACGTGAGCAGGAGCGTATTTGACCCTTGAGGTTTGTAACGTGAGTTTTGAGATGTGGATACCTATCCAAAAACTCTTGCAAAGATGTGCTATACTTCATAAGCTCATCAAAGGTCGGATCATAAACGCCTGCCTTGATACCGTGTTCTTTTTTGGCTAATGGGATAGTTTCTGAATACATCTTCTTTGTAACGGTGTTTACTTCAGTAAACGGAACGTCATAGAATTTTGCTATATCTTTAATCAAAGAGCGCATCTGAAGAGTGTTCCAGTTGGAAATAGGGACTACGCAATCGTCACCCCATTCTTTAATAAGTTCCGCCTTCAGAGACATTGGATCGGAAACATCATAATCGATATCTGGGTAGTCAGTTGCGTCAGCACGAAGGAAACGAGAAAATAGAAGATCATATTCAATAGGATCAACTTGAGTGATTCCCAAAACATATGCGACTAGACTACCACCCGCAGAACCGCGAGCCGGACCACTCAACTGGGACATACGTGCTTTATCAGAGACAGCCTTCATCGTAAGAAAATATTTACTAAACCCACGATCTTTAATAATTTTTAGTTCTCTCTCTAATCGTTCTGTATATTCTTTTTGATTTGGAGTTTTGATAACAGACGCAAGAGCAGACCACGCGGTTTGTGATAGTGCCTCATCTTCGGTCATTCCTTCTTGAACAACAAATGAGGGAAGACGAACTGTGTTATCTGGATAAAATCTTTCTATGCGACTGTGGGCAATATCATATGTTCTTACAATAGAGTCTTTGATTAATTTATCATCGTAGGAAACATTCGCTTTTTCAGAATACTTCTTGTAGCTCTCCCACATCTGATCTCCGTTCTTGGGATAGAGTTCGTATCCAACTTCTTCAACGGAATTGGGTAAGTCTCCTGCCATAGCAGCAAAGCCAGGACGCAAACGCTTATAAAGTGAGCGATCTTTCCAGACATCTTT